CCGTTGATACTTTCAGACCGCACGGGTGAACTGATTGTGATTGCAGGAAACCAACGCTATGAAGCCGCAAATGCAAACGGGTCGAAGGAAGCGCCGACCTACCTGTTGAGCGGATTGACCGAAGAAAGGGAACGCGAGATAATTATTCGTGACAATGTTAACAATGGAACTTGGGACTGGAACATTATAGCGAATGAGTGGGATGCCGAACAGGTTGCGGAGTGGGGCTTGGAGATTCCTGACTTTAACACCGAGACATTAGAGGCAGAGGAAGATGACTTTGATACAACACCGCCAGAGATACCGATAACAGTTTTAGGAGACCTTTACGAGATTGGGGAGCATCGTTTGTTGTGTGGGGATAGTACTTGTAGTGACACGGTTGCAAAGTTAATGAATGGAGAGAAAGCGGACATGGTGTTTACCGACCCGCCTTATAATTTAGGAGAAATAATTAAAGGGGATGCTTTTATTACTGAAAACAAAAGGAAAATAGAGCAGCAAAGTTGGGATAAAGGGTTTAACGTAAAGGATTCTGTTTTAATTGCAGACCTGTTTACAAAGAAAGATTCTTCATGCTATTTTTTTACAAGCCAATACTTATTTGGTGATATTGTTGAAGTAGCAAAAACATTTTCCGAAATGGTTCAGTTTTGCGTGTGGATTAAAAACAATCCACAGCCAAATATGGGAAAACGATACTATACTCAAAGCGTTGAACTATGTGTTTTTTTCACAAAAGGGAAGCACGTTTTTAATTTTACAGAACAGGGGCATGAGTATAATTTTTGGAATATAAATAAAGAAAAACATACTACAGAACACCCAACCGAAAAGCCAGTAAACGTATCAAGCCACGCAATAATAAAATCAAGTCATGTAAGCGCTTTAATACTTGACTTATTTTTCGGCTCAGGCTCAACAATGGTAGCATCACACCAATTAAAGCGAAAATGTTACGGCATGGAATTAGACCCAAAGTACTGCGATGTAATTGTAAACCGAATGAGAAAGCTCGACCCGACCCTAGTGATTAAACGCAACGGGGAGGTGGTAATTGAAACAGACGAACAACAGGTGAATAACAGGTAGCATGGCATTTCCAAACAAAGATACCCAATTCAAGAAAGGCGAAAGCGGCAATATGGGCGGCAGGCCGAAAGGAATACCCAATAGTTCCAAGCGATTAACCCGATTGTTGGAGTTAGTGCAGCGTAAAAAGAACCCAGTAACTGGCGAAGAGGAGGACTTTACTACCATTGAATTGATGGACATGGCTCAGATAGCAAAAGGATTGAAGGGAGACACAGTAGCCTATCGCGAGGTGTTGGATAGGTTAGAAGGCAGAGCCAAACAAGTGATTGATGCAACCGTTCGAGAGGCTTCACCGTTCAAGTCAATAGACCTAGATGTTCCAAAAGACAACAGCACAGACTAAAATAGCCGCCTTGCGTTCCCGATATAGGGTTGTGCAGGGCGGGACAAGTTCAAGCAAAACATTCTCAATCATTCCGTTGCTGATTGCCTACGCGGTTCAAACACCAAAGGCAGAAATCTCCGTAGTATCGGAATCCGTGCCACACCTTCGCAGGGGTGTGATACGTGACTTCCTCAAGATAATGGAGGCAATCGGCAACGATGTCAGCACTAACTGGAACAAGACCAGTCTAACTTACAAGTTCAACAACGGCAGTTTTATTGAGTTCTTTTCGGCAGACCAACCCGACAAGGTGCGAGGTGCGAGGCGTGACGTTCTGTTTGTCAACGAGGCTAACAACATAGCGTGGGAAACCTTCCATCAATTAGCGGTACGGTCGCGCAAGTTCATCTACATCGACTACAACCCAACGCAAACATTTTGGGCACATACGGAGTTGATGGGTGATTCTGACACCGATAGCATCATTCTGACTTACGCGGACAACGAAGCGTTGGACTTGTCTATTATTCGTGAGATTGAAAAGGCACGGGATAAGGCGTTTAAAGACCCAACATTGCCGATTGACAAGCTATTCGCAGAAAGCAACATCATATCAACGTATTGGGCGAATTGGTGGAAGGTGTACGGTCTTGGAATGGTCGGTTCTTTGGATGGTGTTATCTTTTCGGATTGGTCTATCATTGATGAGTTGCCAAAGGATGCGAAGTTGGTGGGCGCGGGGATTGACTTCGGCTACACTAACGACCCGACCGCTATCAGTTGCGCTTACGAGTACAACGGTATGCGAATATGGGATGAAGTGGCATACGAGAAAGGGCTACTCAATTCAGATATTGCAAATCGCCTGACAGCATACGGGCTAAACAAGCAGACGAATATCTATGCGGATAGTGCCGAGCCGAAATCAATACAGGAGATTAATAACATAGGGTTCAACATTAAGCCCGTAAGCAAAGGCGCGGATTCAATCAGCTACGGTATTGGCATCATGCAGGAGAACCACTTTCAGGTCACGGCACGAAGCGTTAATGCTATTAAAGAACTAAGGGCGTATTGCTGGGACACGGACAAGACGGGCAAATCATTGAACAAACCGATTGATAACTGGAATCATTGGATTGATGCAGCGCGGTATTTAGAAATGATGCTTAAATTGAAGCCCAAATTTAAACCAATGCAAATCAAATTTTAACAACATGAAAAAGCTACTACTAATTATAGCCGTTGCGCTAATCAGCTGCGACAAAGAAATCTGCAGCACTTGTGCGGAGACCATCGTAACCAACCACACCGAGCCAATATACGGCAGGGTCACGAATGAGACCGAGGTACGAAAGTACACGCTATGCGAACAGGCAGACGTTGACGCGGTTGACGGGCAGGTAATCATAGGGCAGCGCGTGTACACTTCAAACGGGCGAACCTTTCAAGTGACCAAAACGACTAATTGTAATTAAGCAACATGGAAAACACGAAGCCATTGTATTACGATGATTTGATGAAGGAATGGCAAAAAGGCGGTTGCTTTTATGGCGAGGAATCATCAGACCCCAAAGCAATAGCAGCTAAGGTAGCGCTGCTTTTTGACCCATTGTTAGCCACACAAGAGGAGGCAATCTTTGTTTCGGGGTTTTTGGAGTGCGCAAAGCTGATGGATTATAGCCTTACAGCCGCTTTAAAAACAGCCATAACAAACGACTAATTGAAAACAGCAATTACAATTAACGACCAACCCGTTCACGTTCCTGCATCGTGGAGCGAGGTGACATTCGGGCAATTCTTGGCCATGAAGGAAGCCACAACGGATGCCGAATTGATGGCGGTTTTTACGGGGTTTCCTTTGGCAGTTTGCGAGCAGATTAGCCCTGACAAGTTGGCAATCATATTGCAGCCCTCCACAATGATGGGTGAGCCTGAATTTTCAGACGTGGTTCAGATATTTGGTAAAGACGCGCCTGGCGCAATTGGCCAATTGGAATATGCTCGAAAGGTGAACTGCGATGCTATGCACCGTGACAATGATAGTGAACAGTATATCGGGCGAATGGTTGCTATCTATTGCGCGGACGGCATAGAAGACGAAGACATTGAGGCTGCCTACGCGGAGGTTCTAACCCTGCCGTTTACGTCTGTCATATCGGCAGGTAGGATAATATCGAACCAGTTGATTGAGATGCAAAAGGGCGAAGAAACAATCCAAGCACCTGAGTATGAAAGCGAAGAGTTTAGCGCGGGTATTGGAGACTTCAAGAAGTACGGAGTGGTCGGATTGGTTAGAGGTATTGCGTTGCGCTGGCATATCACAAAGGAGGACGTGTTCAGGTGGTCGTATAATTCCGTAATTTTGGAGTTGAGATATAGCGCGGATGAGAACGCATATCAAAGGAGATTGAACAAGCTATTGAGTAGGAAGAAATGAAACGTAATTGCCTTGCTATTGATGTTATCGTTGGGTTTATCGTAGGTAATATACTGGCCACTTTAATTACCTACTTATTAAACATGTTGTGAAATGAGCAGCATCATAAGCATTATCGAGGCGGTCGTTCTGGACTTAGTGCCAAAGCCTACCTTCATCTATGGCTTCAAATCGTGGGCTAATTTAGCCGCTGACGACAAGGCGTTTCCGATAGTGATATTGGTTGAACCGATTACCTCGGAGGACACGTTTAGCCAAGGCGGAACGGTTGACAGTAGCTACCCGATATTCATGTTGTTTCTCGACCGAACGGAGCTAGCGCACACACCGCAAGAACACCGCGTAAAAGTGGATGAGATGCGAGAGTTGAGACGGCAATTCGTCTTGAAATTGAAAATCGCCAAGAACCAACACAACGAACATATTTTTAAATCAATCACGGGGGTCAAAACCACGGACACATTTAACGAACTGGACGCAAATGCTTCGGGCGTTGGTCTTAACTTTACAGCGACACCACTAAACGGAGATTCAGTATGCACGTAACACACTCAAAACAAGGCGGCAAAAGCCACAGGAAAACAACTAAGAAAATGTTTGGCACAACCAAGACCAAGGCGGTCGCGGAGGTAATGAATAACATTGCAGCGGAAGCAAAGAAGATTGAAATGAACGCGGTTACGCAAATTCTTGAACTACACATCGGCAGAAAGCTGACATTCCAGGACATTCCAAAAGTGGATCGTGTGGCAAATGAGTTCGGTTATGTGTTGGTTTATGACGGTAAACGGCTGGGAGATATTACACGACATAACCACACCGACCACAAGTCTGAATCGAATTACAAAGTAACCTTTACGCCTTACGAATAGATGGGTATCCAGCAAGACCTTTTGCAGAAACTTGGCGAAACGCTTGTGATGAAATTCAGAGCGAGCATTGAGCCCGTGAAAGCATCGGGGCGAACGGCTGAATCGATTCACGCGGTTGCAACTGACACTACTCTTGAGGTGCTGGCACATCGCAGCATCGGTTCATTAGAGTACGGACGTAAGCCCACAAGTTCGGGCGCGACAAAAGGCAACCCTTCACTATACGAACAGATATTGGACTGGATGCAATACAGAAGCGTATTTGCAGGGTTGAAAGGCAACGAAAGAAAAAGCGTTGCGTACGCCATTACAAAGAAGATACATGAGAAAGGTTGGCAGTCTCGATTGAATAAGCCGTTGCAAGGCGTGGCGGACAGTTTAAACTATGACGTACTTTTACGGGAAGTAATTGCGTATCAAGTGACGGTTTACGAAAGCGAGATAATCAAAGAACTAAAGGCATTGTAATGACATATCTATACGTAGTTGGGGCTGTAGTTTTCGTGTTGGCTTGGGCGTGGTTTCTTTACGGTTTGCATTTAGCCCATAAAGTATTTATTGGCAATCTGATGTATAAGAGGAAAAAAGAAATTGAAAGACTGGGTGAACTAAAAGAGCAGATAAAGTCATTGGAGTACAGACAGAAAGTTTTGCGTGCATTAGAAAGACTACAGTAACATGGAAAAGAACACTAAGGAATCAAAGATAAACGTAGAGGTTGAAAGCTTAAGCAAGATTGCTTTGTTTCTGGAGGGCGTTAAGCTTGGCAGGGGCGGTGATATTCAGCCTTTAGGAACTTACGACCTTGAGCAACTTTGGAACGCTGTAAAGTTTTTGCAGGGCGGATCTATGTATGAGTGCAAGGAATTTGATGCAAAAAGATGAGTTTCCTGATAACCCGAAGACCCGAGAAGCAATTCAGTCCGTCAATCAAGATGAGCCGATGGACGGCACTCGGCAACCCGTATTTGTTCGAGTTTATCCGTAGCGACTTTGCCGTCAACAATACCCTGATAAGGGTAGCGTATAGCACAACACGTCCGACCGTCTGGATAAACGCAGACCCCGTTGAGGTTGCGTTGCTGATATATCCAGGGGATCAAATCTACTTAAACAGCGGAGCGTACAACGGTGTCTATACCGTGTTTTCTGTAACTGGCGTGTACGTGGTAATTGATACACCCCACATTGGAAACGGTGGCGCAGGACGGCTTAACGCAACGCAGCGATTGACGAACTTCAAAGCTTATGTAAAAGTTTACAACGCCATTACCAACGTGTTGATTGACACCTTATACCCAAAGCCCGACAGCACAGGTTTGCTGACTTTTGACGTGTCGGGAGTTATTCAGTCAACCGTTAAGACGGAGGCAACAATCGGACAGACGGTAATCAATAAAGCTAACAAAGGAATATCGGGCAGCTTCAAAATCGGTTACGGAGCAACCTACACGGTGGTGTTTCCTGCATTCTCATACGTTGTCACTATTCCCGAAATTCCGAGTTCTCCAGTAGGCAATACCCAAATATACTATTGGCTTGCAGGCGCACGGCAAATAGAAGGAAACATGCCATTGAGTATAAACGGGAATGGTCAAAACCTAAAGGAATACGTGCCAAAAGAATTGGTTGGCTCAGCGGCTAAGTTTCTGACCATGTTTGAGCGACCTACCTATTTTGAGGGGTTTCCGTTTCTGCTATCGTTTATCTACGATGAGGACTTTGATTCGGTCTATCTCGAAAGGCATCAACAAGACGTTGACGTTAACGGTACAAGCGTAGGGGCGGAGACTGATGACACGCTACTTATTTCAGAAAGAAAGTACGTCAACCAAATGAAGATACGAGCGTTGAACGCTGGGGCTGATGGCTTTGATGTTTGGATTGAAACGGGCGGCGTCGTTACGAATGGATATGTTACCGTTGGTTCAATTCCGAAGCACGGAGCAAACGAATACTCAGCACCTTGGCCATGATAGTGACGGAAGTTTTAAGAGTTGATTATGTTGGTTGCGAACCGCAAAGCCCGATGCAGCTGGTCTGGCACAACTCACTTGGTGGCGTTGATTCGTGGGTATTCTCAAGACGTCAAGAGTATTCCCTAGATGTTCGTAATGAAGACACTTTTGAGCCGATAATCAACTACCTTCAGTTGGCAAATGGGTTGCAGCGTGTTTTAAAAAAGGATGCGTTTATGGTAATCAAACTCGGTTACGAAGGATTGAACGCGCAACAGGTAATAGGCATAAAAGAGGTTTTGATTAGCCCACTTGTTTACCTTGTCGATGGGGCAACTCAATTGGTGGTTGTTGTCAAGGACGGCACGTTTAAGCTGCGAGACACGGGCGAAAGCAAGTTTGCTTTGGAGTTTGAAATCGTGATGCCTAAACTATTCACAGTCTCGTTGTGAGCGATCTGATTATCAAAATAGGAGATTCGCCTTTAGACCTTTCGGACGGTGAAACGATTGCCATTACCAAGCAAGCGGCAAAGGTTGGCGACTTCTCAACCGTATTAGCTGATGGAACAAACGAGGTTACTATCCCACTAAGCGCAATCAACAAGGCGGCACTTGACAACGCTCACTTAATGACTTCGGATAGTGAAAAGCCTTACGGTCGTTTGGATGCTACGTTGATACAAGAGGGGTACGAAACAATTCAGGACGGCTTTGCTATTATCAAGAGTTCGGATAGCAATTTTTCGTTGCAAGTGGTAGGAGGTAACGCCGGGTTCTTTAGTCTAATCAAAGATGAAGACCTTCGGGCTTTACCCTTTGACGAATACAAGCACTTCTGGACAAACCAAAACGTGTTTGATTTACGCAATGAAACGGAGGGGTTAATTTATGCGGTGTTTGAGCAGAGCGGAGACGTTCCAACGATGACAACTTATGCCCCGTTGTCTTACGCGGTTGAAACCGACATGTTGCTTCCATCGTTCTACATCAAGACCTTAGTAGATTTGATATTTGCGGCACAGGGTTACACGTTTGTAACCGACATTGTTAACGAGGACATCTACGACAAAGCGGTGTGGTTTCGGGGTTCTGTTCCGAATAGAGGTACTGATATGAGTTACCACGAATGCACGATTAGGAACGGGCTTGACCAGTCAGACTTTTACCAACCATTTTTTCCAGTCAATATCCCGATTTTCAACAACGCAACGATTGACCCACCGACAAACACGTACACGGCCGAGCCTATCTTCTTGGTCAGCTTGCAAGCAATTTCAGGGTGGAAGTTTAGAATGACCGATGCGTGTTCATTCAAAGTTAGCGCGAGTATAATTATCGATAACCCAACCGGAGCGAGTGCCCTGCAGGGCCCGATGAAATTAACCGTTCAATGCACGTCTGAAAACGGGATAGTATCGTTTCAGTCTAACGGGTTATCGCTATTACTCGGAACGAATACATATGATTTTGAGGTTGACTGCACCTGCACGATGGATGAGAACGGCAGCATTTATTTCATTCCGACATTAGAATTTCAAGTTCAATCCTTTTTACAGCTGACATTCAAGCAAGACAGTACCTACACGGTTTCCGATGTTGTGCTAATCGCAAACACACCAGTTACGTCACTATACCCATTCAACTACCTTACGGGTGTCACCATGATAGCCGACATTAAACAGGGTGACTTTATGAAAGAGTTAGCCCGGATATATCAATGGGTATTCGACACGGATGAGACTACGCACACCGTGACGGCCAAGAGGTTTGACCAAATCAAAGAGAACACCATCAACGCCCTAGACTTCTCAGACAAGATTGACGCGAAAAAAATAAAGACGACCTACGGAATTGACGGATTCGCGCAAACAAACGCGCTACGATACAAAGAAGACCAAACGAAATATGATGCGGTCGGCTACATCAACGTGGACGACACTACGCTCAAAGCCGAGGGCAAATACGTGACGATGACAAACCTTGCTGCGTCCTCAACCATATTACGATTTGACACGGTTAACGCCCCTAACGTACCTTTGTTTTTAGAAGCATTACCAACCAACGGGCAGACGGATAGAATACTATTAGTTAAACGGGTGACACCTTTTCCGTACAACGTGAATTTCAACAGGGATACGGAATCGCCTGCTAACCGATCAACGGACGATCTGACATTTGCATATTTTACCGAGGCAGGAAACAGTGATAGCCTTGATTTTCCGACTTTGATTGTTCGGTTTTATCAAACGGTTGTCGCTATGACTTTCAGGGGAAAGACTGTTGATTGTGAGGTTAACTTGAAAATCAAGGACGTGATGAATTACGACCCGTTTCTTCCCGTTTACATATCGCACTTCGGCAACTACTTTTATTGGGAAAAGTTGAGCAACTACGTGAAGGATAAAAAGACGAAGTGCAAATTTATCAGGCTATAATCTATGGAAAATATAAAAGCCCTTTCTAACAGTCAATTGGTACAATTGATGAGAGCTATAAGCAACGAGTTAAAAACTCGCGAGTCTCAGATTCCGCGTTCGACTAAAGGTGGCGGCAATTACAAACAGGCATAACACATGGCGACAGAATTTAGTAAGCTAATCAGCATCGGGCTTGACCCAACCATTATTTCCAATAGCATCAAGTCAGCGGACGAACTGGCGGTAAAAATCAAAGCACTCCGCGACGCGCAAAAAGAAAGCGGTGTTGTGACTGCTGAAAGCGAGGGTAAAATTAAGGCCTTAACCCAAGTCAGAAATCAAGACCTGCAAGTTGTCAAGCAAGCAAACATATTGCTGGAGGACAGCGTACAGGGTCAGCAACGCCTTAAAGCGATATTGTCTATTCAGACGGCCGCGCTTAATAAGCTGACAACAGAAGAACAGTTAAGCACGGCCGAGGGTCAAAGGTTAGCTAAGTCGGTCAAAGACATTACGGACGAATTAAAGGCGAATGAAAAGGCGGTTGGCGACAATCGTAGGAACGTAGGCAACTACGAAGAAGCACTTGAGAAGACGAACAGTAAGCTAGACGAGTTTGGCGAATTGGCTGGAAACATGCCCGGGTCATTAGGCAAATTTAGCCAAGGATTGAGCGGTATGGCGAGTGGCTTAAAAGCCGCGACAATAGCCTCTTTAAAATTCCTTGCTACTCCATTGGGTATGGCAATAGCAGCAATTGCGCTTGTTGTTGGTGCGGTCGTTGGTACGTTCAAATTGTTTTCCGAATCATTAAATAGAACAGAGGACGGGGCGGCTGCATTAACGGGCGTTATGAATGTCTTCAAAGGCATAATGAGTGGTGTGTTAAAGACCGTTGAGCCCATTGCGCTGTTCTTGGTAAAAGGTCTTGCTAATGGCTTTGAGAAGCTTGGCGAAGTAGTCGAGACGGTGTCGAAAGGAATCGAAAAGGCTTTGAGGTTTATCGGAATGGAGGCGGCTGCAAATGGGTTAAACACCATCACAACCAACATAAAAGAAACGTCTTCGGCAACGGCTCAATTGGCTAAGGCGGAGGCTGAATTGAACAAGATAAAACGGGAGCAGGGTAAGATTCAATTAGAGTTTCAAAACCGAGCAGAAAAACAACGGCAAATTAGAGACGATGAATCGAAGTCACTAAAGGAACGGATGCAAGCGAACAGAGACTTAGGGGTCGTATTGACCGAACAGTCCGCAGTTGAAACGGCACTAGCTAAAAGGTCTTTAGAAATTGCAAACTTGAGAATAAAAGCGGACGGAGCGAGTTCTGAAAACCTAGACCGAAAAGCCGAGGCGGAATTAAAGTTGGCCGAAATTGAAGAACGTATAACCTCGCAGCGTTCCGAGCAAATGACAAACGAGAACTCATTAATTAGAGACGGTGTTGCGCTTGCGAAAGAAGCGAACGCGTCAAGGATTGCAATTCTCAAGGAAAAGGAAGCCGCAACCAAGGAAGAACAGGCGGCATTGATTCAATCCTTTGAAGACCAAAGGGCGTTGATTGATGCCAAGGCAGAACTAGACATAGACAAGGCAACCGCAAGCATTAAGAACGCGGAAGAACGCGCTGAGAGAATAGCAGCTATTGAAAAACAGGCATTACTAGATAAGCGCACAAGCATTGAAGAAGAAGTAAAGGTGGAAACGGCTGCGGCTGATATGATTGGCGTAATTGATGAAAAGAAGTACGCGAAGCAAGCGGCTGATTTGGCGAAAATAAATGCAGAACTAGCTGAGATAGATAGAGCCGCACGGGCGCAAAAGTTCAACGATAAGATTGAGGCGTTAGCACTCGATGAACGTCTTGAGATGGAAGCCGCCGAACTTTCGATTGACAACGAAAGGGAACTGGCAGACAAGAAAGGTCAAATTGCCCTTGGGTTCTTGGCTCAAAAGCTAGCGTTAATGACCGAGTTGGCGAATGCTGACAAGCTACTGACAGACCAAGAGAAAAAGAACCTTAAACTGGTTTCAAATGAAATTGAAAGAATACAACAAGGGCTTCAAGAAAGTATAGACAATCCGAATGCTCCAACCCTTGGGGCTTTGCTTGGGTTGTCCGAGAAAGATATTGAGGACATCAGTCTTGGTATGGAAGTCGTTAGTGGCTTGCTTTCTTCCGTTCAATCGGCTATTGCGGCAGGTGCTGAAAACAAGCTGCAAGATATAGATAATCAGACAAGCGCGGAGATTGCAGCGGTTGAGAAAAGCACTCTTTCGGAGGAGCAGAAAGCGGCAAAAATTACGGCAATCGAAAAGAAAGCCGCCAAAGACCGATACAAGATTGAACTCGAACAATTCAAAGTCTCTAAAGCGTTGTCCATCGCAATGGCAATCGCAAACACGGCAACGGCTGTAATGGCTCAAATGTCAGCACCACCACCAGTTGGTTTCATTTTAGCCGCTGCGGCTGCCGTATTGGGAGGTATTCAAATAGGCATTGCCGCATCGACAAAGCCACCTGCGCCACCTGCACTTGCGCAAGGTGGATTTGTATCGGGTCCAGGAACGGGAACAAGCGATAGCATACCTGCAATGCTGTCCGATGGTGAGAGTGTAAACAATGCACGGACAACGGCAATGTTCGGGCGTGAGTTGTCGGCTATGAATGCGGCTGGCGGTGGTGTTGATTGGTATCGCGGTAACGGCTATGCACAAGGCGGTTTAATTCAAAAGTTTGCGGCTGGCGGCATCGCTCAAAGTAGCGGCTCAATGCTGCAAGCCTCGGAATCGAATGCGATGATAGCAGAGACATTTATGAAGATGCAACCAGTTCTTGTCATTGAGGAGTTTCAGAACGTACAAGGGCGGCAGATTAGAACAGAACAAAACTTGTCACTATGAACGAAATAATCCGAAAGCTAGACCAGTCAGGCGACCTCTTGCGCTTGTTCAAAGGGGGCTTTATATCGTGGACAATCCTTCGCGACAAAGACATGTACGCGACCTACTTAACGCACCGTCATACGGGCAAGAAGAAGACCCAAGCTGTCAAAGCCACAGCCGACCAATTCGAGGTTGGCGATAACCTTGTCTGGGTTGCCATTCGGAAGATGGAGGGGTAATAAAAAAGCCGCTACATTTCTGCAACGGCTTCTTATTGCTACGGTCTAATTCTACGCTCTACTTCACTTGGTAAAAGTATTCCGTACAATCTTCGTCAATTGCATGCGGCTCGCCTTTTTCGTTGCTAAGTAGAACGGAGCGGTTCGCCCAACCTAACTGCTCGTACAGCCTTCCCTTTTTGAAAGCTATCCAACCCACCTGCATTGTGAGGTCTTTTATACATTTCCAAACGCCTACGGGTATAGGCTTTTCTTCGGGGCGCGCTACCTCGGGAGATTCAATGTCTGTAAATTCTTTCATATCCCAACAAATGCACTGATACCCAATTAGGTAGTGGTCTCCGCGTTTAGTCACCATACCTACTTTGGGTTCTGTCATCAGCACGACCATGCCGTCATCTGTTTGCATGTGTTTCGGAAACGGCTTTTTTTCATTTTCTTTCATGGTGTTGTTTTTAGTTCACCCAAAGATAGGATTAATTTAATACCATTTAAACATCAACCCAATCAGAAACCTGTTTTAATATTTTGTAACCATTAGATTTTAACAAATCAATAGCGTACATTATCTCATCTGGTTTGTCTCTTTTGAAAGTTTCGATTTTCTGATTCCTTTTCGTCCACATTCTTCTTGTATCTCCCTGAACAGCGTTTACGTGTAAAAAATTGCCGACAACCCCATTTGCAACGGCTCTTTTGTTTAGCCCTAATTTTTTAGCCGTTAAGCTAAATTCGTTTGAAGAAAAATTATTCTTCATTTTGCTAAGTGTTTTAAAAAGTACTTCATCCATAATTTTGTTGTTTTAGTGCTTGGGGTTATTCCCTTGCTTCTGATGCCAAAGATATACATTAATTTAATACCCCAACAAATTAATTTCATTTATTTTCAGTTCACCTAAAATACCACAGATACTACAAATTACCGATAGTAAACAAGAAACAACCATGCGCGAATTTTACCGCCATGATTGGACACATCTACATTGAAGGACAAATTGGTTCATCTTTAAAAGAAGATGGAACGGTTGACGTTCGCGGAGTTGAACTCCAAGACGTTATATCAATGGTTAAACGAAACGCACACGCGGAGTTCGTTCATTGCCACATTACATCACCAGGGGGCAGCGTTGCTATTGGCCGCGCAATTGCCGAATATCTCCATTCACTACCAAACATCATTACAATCGCTGAAGTGCAATGCGCTTCGATTGCTACCGAAATCCATTTATCTGTTCCCGTTGAGCGGAGACAAATATCCGCTGGCACTTCCTATCTGATTCACCAACCAATGTTTCAACTCCAAAGGGGTGTTGCGTTGAACTCGGACGAGTTGACGTTGATGGCTTCTGAAATCGGGAAGACGCAAGGCGAAATGTTATCAATGTACGCTAAGGCCACGGGTATGGACAAGGTAAGTCTTGAGCAGCTAATGAAGCAGGAGACGGCATTAACACCTGAGCAATGTAAAGAGTTCGGGTTTGTATCTGAAATTATCACATCTCCAATGTTGGCGGTGGCACTATTAACACCAAAAAAAGAAGACGAAATGTCAAAGTTAACGAATGAAATTAAAGCATTGAGATTGCAAGTCGCATCTATCGTTGCAGGTCAAACAGTTAAAGCCGTATCGCTTGACCTAACCACGGTTGACGGCAAGTTACTAATCATAGTGACGGAAGGCGATGTTCCAATGGTTGGAGATGGCGTAATGCTGGAAGATGGCACGAACGCACTCGATGAAACTTACGACTTGGAAGGAATGCAGATTGTAGTTGTTAATGGGGCGATTTCTGAAATCATTCCAGTGATTGCTACGGAAGATGCAAAGACATTGGAATTGAATGCCAAAATCGCAGAACTCACAGCCGAGAATGAGGCGGCAGTATTAGCACTTGCAGCGTTGAAAACAGACGTTGTTGCAATGGCAAGAATGCAATCAACGTACAAGCCGAAAGCTTTGCAAGTTGCATTCAAAAAAGTAGTTGAAACCACCACAGAAGCGGATTCTTATAACGCAATTAAGGACGCTCGAAAAGCCAAAAAATCTAACAAATAAAATAAAATGGGAAACATTATCAACGCCTCAGATTTAGCCTTTAACGGTGAAGAAGTCCGCGCAATAGGCGAGGGCATCATGGAGGAAATCTTCGCTAAACCAGCGATAACAGAATTTCTGACAGCCTACACGGGTATCAAAGCAAAAAAACAAATCGCCTTCCTAGGTCGATTGACTGGGCTTGTCGGGCAAAAGCACGATGCGTCAAGTTGTTCACCAGTTGAGAACGATGCGACCATTACCAATACTGAAAAATTCTGGACACCTGCATACATTGACGACAGGTTCTCGGAATGTTGGGATGACTTACTTGACACGTTCTTCATCTACGGAACGCAGAACGGTGTTAACAAGGCAGACCTGACAACGACAGATTTCGCGGTGTTCTTCATCTCTCGTTACGAAGATGCAATTGCTGAAATGTTCTACCGCTTGGTGTGGTTTGGAGACACAACCGCAGACGATACCGCAGGAGGTGGTAACTTGGTAACGGCTGGTTTCGTTGCCAAGCGTTGGAATGCTTTTGATGGCATTTGGAAACAATTGTTCGCAATTGTTACGGCTACTCCAGCACGTAAGACGGCAGGTCTTGCAGCAAAGAACGCAGAGCTATCCTTTGCACTACAAGCATTTGATTCAACAGACACGACCAATAAGGTTGTGACTACTGTGCTGCAAAACTTGGTGTTTAATGCAGACCACAGACTTCGAGGCAAAGCAGACAAATTCATCATGGTAACTCAATCCGTTGCAGACCAATATGTGCGAGAACTTGAAGCGTCAGCCGCTGATGGAATCTCTATCGCGTTTGAGTATTTGCAAGATGGTATTTCAGTTCTGAAACGAGGTGGTGTATCTGTTTTCGCTTTCAGCTTCTGGGATAGAATTATCGAGGAGTACATGAGAACGATTGGCACGGAGTTAAACTATTACTTGCCACACCGTGCCATTCTAATGACCAAGGAAAACTTTGCTTTCGGTACAGAGGAAGAAGGAAACCTGTCAAATGTTGACGTATTCTTTGACAAGAAAGACAAGAAAACGTACTTCGATTTTGGTGCCAACTTGGACGCGAAAGTTCTTCAGAATTACATGGTTCAGGTTGCTTACTAACTAAATAAAGAAAAGAACAAATGGCAGTATGTGATTTACTAACAGCAGGGATAGCGTACGATTGCGCTAATCCGCCAACGGGAGGGGCTAACGACAGACTTATCCTGGTGAACTTTGCGGACATTGACGGGAACGTAACTTACAACGCGACCAACAAAGGAGTGGTTGAGAACATCACTCTATTAGGTGGTGCGGTTGGTTATGTGTTCGAGGGCTTAAACAACTCAAACGAGCCAAGAGCAGGGTTGGTTAAGGGTCGATACCTAAACGCTTACGACCACGAAGTGCGGTTTAAAGTGTTTAGCAACTCAATCTTGGCTAAGGTACAATTGACGAAACTTGATGGTGCGCTTGTGGTAGCCATTGTGCAGAACAACCACAAGGGCGCAGCAGGTGAAGCGGCCTTTGAAATCTACGGACTTGAGACAGGTTTGCGCTTGCAAGAATTGGAGCGAATTATCGCGGATGCAGAACTGCAAGGTGCGTACAATCTACTCATCAAGAATGATGAAGTAAGCCGACCATCTACTTTGCCGCATACTTTGTTTATAACTGATTTCGCGGCTTCCTTAGCGGTAGTTGACAGCGTCTTGGTATAAGCTAATACGACACATTGAAAGGAGCGGCAACTTGATATTCATGTTGCCGCTTTTTTTGTAAATTTGGACGATGACACCACAGGAAATAATAGACTTACTGGACGAGGTTAAGCCGTTTCTAATCGTGCCGAAAGGTCAGATTGACAAGCAGAACGAAACGGTCAGGAAGTTTATCAAAACCTACCAAAACATAACAGGAATAGAACTAGGTTTAGGCAATTGTCAAAACTGCTTAACCGATGCCTTTTTCAATTGGAAAACATTAACTGAAAATCAACTAATTTTTTTAACGATGGAACGCAAATACAAGGTAAAAGAGGAAAGACTAATCGGGTTTGGCGGAGCACATTACAACAACGGCAATATCACGGATGAAATAGCACTTGCAATGGTCGCGGCTAACCGTAACCACTCAAAAGGGTTTGAGAATGGTGAGGAGTTGCTTGCGGACTTGGGTAACACCTCGGACGATGTGCAGGTTGAAACCCCAAAGGCTACGCAAACAAATCCACAGTCAAAGCCACAACCAAAGAACCGAGGCGGTAGACGCAAAGGCTAATGCGCATTGATGTCACAAAGATTGAAAAGCGAATAGTCAGAAGGGATGATAAATCTCTTGGGATTATTAACTACGACATTGACAATGCTTACCCACAGCGAGTTGTTGACATCGTTAACGGGTCTGGAGTGGCTAAGATGTGCGTTGATATTTTTTATAAATTCATCAATGGAAGCGGATTTTTTGACTCTGTTCTGGGTCAAAAGATAGTTGACGGTGACCGCTTAACACTAGACAAACTACTGCGAAAAAATGCGTTCGACTTTGCTAATCATGGCGGCTTTGCAATACACTTCAACTACGACATCAACGGGCAAAAGGTAGGGGCAAGCGCAATACCTTTTGCGAATTGCCGCATTGGAATAGACAAGGAAAAGCAACCAGTTTCGATAGCGGTTTACCACGACTGGACTAGAATAGTTGAAAAGCGGATTGACAGAACGAAAATTGACTTTATTAATCTGTACAACCCCGACCCCGAAACCGTCAAAGATGAAATAATAGAAGCAGGTGGAATTGAGTTATACAAAGGACAGGTTTATTATCATGGCGCAGGTGGTGAAGTCGTCTATCCTTTAGCGTATTACGACAGCGAGCTTGAGGACATCGAGACCGATAGCCAAATAAAGCAATTCAAGTATCGAAACATCACAGGGTCGTTTATGGCCTCTCACATGTTTGTCCGTTACGGCCAAGAGGAGGGAAAAGAAGACCCGATGGTTGAAAAACTAAAGACCTTTCAAGGTGCGGACAACTTCAACCGGCTTATGTTGGTTGATGTTGAAACGCCTGAGCAAAAGCCGGAGTTGATACCGTTCACGCACCAAAACAACGACAAGCTATTTGAGTATCACGAGACTTCAACGCAGAATAATATAAGAAAGGTGTTCGCTATTCCTACGGTGTTCTTGGACGCAATTGCAGGTTCGTTAGGTTTGTCAAGTCAGCTTGATGATGCCGTAGCGTTCTACAATAGAATGACAGGGGATGAACGCGCGGTGCTTGAAGAAACATACGGTTACCTTTTTGGCGACATGATTGGAGGCTCGTTTAGGATAAAGCAACTGACAATGAGCGACATTGCCGTTGTCGACTTGGATGCAGAAACAGCTAGCAAAGTGGCGGACGCACAGGCTCAATTACGCGGCTCGGTTGGCGGTGTTACGGCACTTATTGCGCTGCAGCAATCCATCAGCGGAGGCTTTACAAGTGTGCCTGCCGGTGTGGCCATGCTACGTGAGATATACGGCTTTTCAACAGAGATTGCAAACGAAATGCTACAAGGTGTTAAAGAACCAGTTAATCCGTTAATCCAATGACGCACCTAATCAACATTACTGATTTTACCGACAGGAATTATCTAACTCAAAACTTGTCTGCAAGTGACATCGACCCCGTTATTTTGGAGGCGCAAGACTTTGACGTGAAAGTGGTGCTTGGCGACGCCTTGTTCTTCGACCTAATGGCCAATCAAACAGCGGCAAAGTACGTTGACCTGCTAAACGGCATAGTCTATACACCAACGGGCGAAACTAATCCTATTAGGTTCGCAGGATTGAAGGAAGTTTTGAAGTATTACGTGTATGCTCGGCTACTCGTTACGGACGGTACTAAGTCAACCAACAGCGGATTCGTTCAAAAGACTTTAGAGAACAGCGAACGGATAAGCGGAGCAAGACTTACGCAAATGATTGCACAAAAGCGGTCGGGCGCGAAGGTGTACGAAGACGAGATGGTCGCGTTTTTGAACAACTACTCAGCAATATACCCACTTTACGACTGTGGAGTGAGAAAAAACCAAGGTTTCGGATTTAGAATGAAGGCAATATGAGTGCATTAAGCGAACTAGACGCGTTGATACTACGGGAGACCGTGCATCCGCCCCTGACTACCAAGAACTCGGAGTTAACCTTTGCCGAGTGGGATGCGCACGTGACTACAATGTACGATGCTATTCAGTCAATTGTAAGCGGTGACAACGTAACGCCATACAATCCGCTCACCGTGTACGATTCGGCATCTACAGACGTTTATTTGAGGTTCGCTGGATATAATGCCAGGATATGGGAAGCGATTGGCACGTTTTCAGATGTGACCCCAACGGAGGGGATAAACTGGACACAGGTAACTATGGCTGAATTGCTGCCTGACGTGTTAAAATTGGCTCAAATTTCGGGCGGAGGCGGGGGCGGTGGAACATTAGACAAAGCATACGATA